TTCCTTAGTTAGTCCTGTAGCGCCAGCTTTCTCGTGCGAGTTTATTTTGGCCCGAGGAATACTTATTTCTGTCCCATCTTCCGCATGGAGTGTTATTGCATACTCGCCGTCGGTAAACCACTTACCGCCACTTCCAGCTGGCACTTTAACAAAGCGAGCGAAAACGCCTTCGGCTACTGGTGCTTGGAGGAAACTTTTTCCATACTCCAGTTGAACATCAGCTGACTTTGCCGTAACTCTTTTAATCCCACCAATGGTAAGCGCGCGATCTTTTAGCGGAACGTATGCTTCATCAGGGTTAGCTTCTTCATACCTGGATCGAACTTCGTCCGGGTCACGAATATTATCCTCCCGCACCTCACGCTTAACCTCAGCAACGGACGGGGCTTCCTCTCGAACAGTAATAGTTTTTCCAGTCGGAACATCTAGTTTGCCCGTAGGTATCTCAACTCGTTTTTGATTAAACGAAACGTCTGAAGCTAGTCGAGCGCGCCCCTCCTTACTCAGCTTCAGCCAAGCACCTCCCATCATACCCATCAGCAGGGTATCCATAGCAATACCCCCGTATAGTTCTCCTTCCGTCCGAGTAGCTTGATTAAGAAACAGTGCACCGTTTTGCACACCAGCCCCCGCCGCCCCTAGCGCAAGTATCTCGGCAAAAGCCATGCCGCCACGCGCCTGCCCAGTAAACGGAATGAAGGAGGTTGGAGATAAAATACCGGCACCAAGCGCGGCGACAGTTCCTCCCCAGCCCGCCGAAGCCAGAACTTCCTTATCCAAATATTCCTTCTTAAGTTTACCTACTTTAAAGTCAAACTCTTCTTTCGAGAGAGCGCCAGACAGCATGGGCATCCATTCGATCGGAAGCTGCTGTGCGTCAAACTCGGCCTGGAAATTAAACTCTGGATTCGGTTCAAAGGCTGGCCGGCTCACAAAGTCCAAGAGGTTAACCACGTCGTTCTCAAGGCCGAAGGCGGAAGACATGACTTGCTGAAAGGTCGGAACAAGTGCGGGAGCCTTCTCAGAATTAGGGAGGTAGATACTTTTAAACAGCGGGTCCATCAGTTTGCTCCGATCATTCTAAGAACAATTTTACCAGCCAGTTCGTCCGGAACCTTGAGTTCCTTTTCCACTAGCTTAGACAAAACGTCTGGGAGGTCCTCTTTGGAAACTCCTAGGGTAGCTTGGGAAAATTTCCGGACAAGAGCAGAGTCCGCGGTTAGCCGTTCTTCTAGAGTTTTAGCGAGTGCGCTAACGGTTTCATCCGAGTCTAGCCCGCCAATTACGGCTTGGTTGTTAATATGCCCCCGCTCAATCGCGGCCATTATAGCAGCGTGCTTCTGCTGTTGAACCGCGTAAAGTTTGTCGCTGAGCGCTGCTTGCTCCGGGCTGATGGTTATTCCGGTTCGTAGGCCGGCTATCTGGTCTGTGTTTTTAGTAACTTCCAGCAACCGCTTAAGTTGATCCTCCTGTCCCGCGTAATAATTAACGCTCTTCAGACTATTTTCTACAGCAGCATTTTCACGAATACTATCCGTCGCACTTTTCATGAGTTCGTCCCCGCCAAAGCGGCCTGGAAGAAGAATAGCTTCTCCAAGCGGACCTTTCCCGAGAACCTTATATGTTGGCGGCTTGTTCGCTCTAATATCTTCTTCAGTTTGTGCGTCGGGAACCAGCACGGCGTTATTACGTTGTGCCCCCGCTTGCTGCGCGAAGTCAGCAATAGCTGTATAGAGGTAGCCAAAGTCGGCGTCTTGCGCGGGGTAGTATTTCTCCGGCGGCCATTGCATAAGAACGGAGCGAGTTCCGCCGCCCTCACTTCCAAGTTCTTCGGGGGTCCAAGGAGTGATACTTAGTTGTGTTTGAGACACACCAAACCTATTTGACAGCGCGGCTTGCATATAGGCTTCGGCACCTTCGGTCGAGCCGGTTTTAAGAAAGCCGTCTCGATAAGCGGCGCCAGCGGCCCCCATAACCTGACCCTCAAGAGCGGGATTAACTGTAGAGTCAGGTGCCCAAGAAAGCCAGCCGTCCCACTGTTTCAGCACATCTTGGACAGTAGGATAAGTTTCTTTAAAGGACTTATACGCCTCAGTAGACAACTGGTTTTCAGTCATTCCAGTTCGATCTTTAGCCCCGGAGGCTTCAACATAGTCGTTGTAAGCGGCTTCGGGTGATGCCACTCGTTCCGCCATATTTTTATACAACTGCACCTTAGCGATAAGATCAGCATCGAAGTTGCTACGCTTTAAAATACTCGAGTCGCCCGCCATGGCAGAAGCGAGGAACGCCAGAGCTGTCCCCGCTGTTTTAGGATTACCAATAGCTGCGGCGAAAGCGTCAGAGGAGCCTTCTGGAAACAGCCGTGCTTGCTGCGCTGCCCAACCCAATCTTTTATACGCTTCGGGATCGTTGTTTACAATTCCGGCAAAGCCGTCTTCTCCAAACCACCGTCCGAACGCTTTAACTTGATTGGTGGAAAGCGGCGAGCCTTCGGAGAGGGAGCGTTGCACCGCGCCCACAGACGCCTCGCTTTCTCGAAAAACGGATTGACCGGAGTTATATCTAGCTTGTGCCTCGGCATCCCAATTCTTGTTCCCTTGCAGTGCCTCCAGCACCCCCGGCTCGTTTGAGTAACCGGCGTTGTATGCGTCGTCAAGAAACTGTTTTCTTTCTAAGGCCAGCTGGGAGCCCATAGCAACACGAACTTTCTCCGCCGCCGCCGAAGCCGCGTCAGAAAAACTCATCTTGCTTTCAAGACTTAACTCGGAAAATCTTGGGTCAGTCCACGGATTTGGCATATTCGCCGGACCTGTGCCCCCGCCAGCAAAACCCTTTTCTCCTGTCATCATTTCGATGAACTGAGCGTCGGGCATGTTACCGAGCCCCGCCCATTCTAGATCATTTGGGTTAGAACTGCGGGGTTTGCCCAATACGTCTCGGATAATCAAAAGTTTTCTAGGGTCGCCTGAGGCGAGGATTTCTCTATAAGTGGCGCCGGAGTAGTGACTATTAAATTGGGTCTCAGCCCAATTCGCCGCTACTCTATCCTGCCACTCAGGAGAAAAGTTAGGAACTTTGACTCCATATTTCTTTTCGTAGGCAGCTGAGGCAGCTCTCCAGGTGCCCAGGATAAATTGATAACGACCCGCAGCTGAGCTTTTACCCGGTGCCTTTCCGAACGCCGCAGGATGATCTTCATACCCCGTAAACTTAGTCCCTCCGTTCCATACGTCATAGCCGGGTGCCTCGTTTTTTGCGATGACATTTAGAACCGCTCGATCTCCTACAGGAAGACCAGCGGCTACAACGTCGCTACCATCATTGCCCTCACGGACGACGCCGAAACCTTTCGCGCCTTGTTCGACAATAGTGCCGAACTCCAGCCCTTGAAGTGTGGCACGACCGCGCTCAACGAACTGTTGTTTATCCTCAGCAGGTAGCGCCGTTTTATTAACCATCTCTTCCCAAGTGGCTTGCGCGTCCTCAAGCGTAGCCCCGCCGCCTTTAACCGCAGAACCCAAAGCGTTTAGATTGGTGCTGAGGTTATTTGTATCCGCGGTGTCGAGAAGAGTTAGTTCGGCTGAGAACGCAGACGCTACACGAGTCGCTCGGTCTTGGGAAAGCTTCGCTTTAACTTCTTCTTGAAACCGAGGAGGAACTGTTTTAAGAAACTCTGCCTCATGCTTTGCAAGCGTCTCGTCGTAGTCTTTTGTCATGCCAGCGGGGCTAGCCGACCTTCCACGAGAAAACTCGGCAAACTCAACCGCTCGATCTTTTTGATACTGAAGCAGCTGGGTATCGAGCTCCAGTCCTTTGGACGCTTGCGCCCGACGGTCGTAGATATTCTCAATATCAGTTTTAGAATTGAGATAGCCCATTCCTGCTTGCGCAAGTCTGTCAATAGCGCCGCCCAGGCCTGAGTTAGCGCGGGCCAATATCTCGCCCGAGTTATCAGATACGAGTTGAGTTTTCAACCCGCCACTTGCTCTAACGTCACCGATTGCCATTATTAAGACCTCGCGTAGCTGGGGGAAGAAAGAGACATTCGGTTACGTTTATAGTCGTTTACCATGGAGGCGCTGGAAAGGAAGGACGTAGGAATATCTAGCAAGGTAGAAAGGAGGCTCATCCTACCCGCGCGTTTTTGCGCCTTAGCCTCCGAGCGTTGTCCAGCGGCTTGACGCTTAGTGTTTTTAAGTTCGTTATCACGCTTTAGCTGTAGCCGGTCTCGATCGCGTAGGGCGACACTTTCCAGCCCGGTGCGGCGGAACAACATAGAACCTGTGCCGGCGTTTATCCCGCTTGCATCCATTTCCGCTTGAAGCCCCGCGATTTGCGCTCGCGCCGCAGCGTCCTGATCCGCTATGTCTTGATTAGCTGCAAAGGTTTCGCGAGACGCTTGCTCTTCTAGAAGCTTTGCATTGTTTGAGGCCACCGCAGCTTGATAGTTCGCGGATTGCATGGCGGAGATACCGCTAATCGCGGTTGCACCAGCAGTGAGGTAAGGCACCGCAGCCGTGAGAATAGGGGCAAGCTGTGCCATGTTAAACGCTCCGGCTGTAAAGTTTTCTGTTATAGGCTTCGTGCATTTCCACAAAGCCAAGGAAGGTTAGGAACCGCTGAGACCTAGTTTCTTCAAGGCACGCCTCGGCGTAGACTAGATCGGCGGATATAAGAAGCTGGAGATCAGTGAGGAGTCTTGCCGCCTGTTTCAGCAACGCCGGTTTAATTTGGAGTAGCTTAAACCACAACACTGGAGGCGCTAAGAAGCTACTACGCATAACACCCACCTGTCCATAACCTTCGTAGTCCCAGACAGAGGTAGTTACTCTCGCAACCTCGGGAGAAAGTTCTGGATGAACTTGTTTCCACATCTTATTCCCCCACGTCAAGATCGAAAGCAAAACCTATTATCCCGGCGGGAAGGGGATATTTTTGCTCGAAACAAATTTGAGCGTCTAGCGCCCAACCTCCACCACCCCAAAGTTCAATCGTGGTAAACTCACTAGTTGTGCCGAGTGGGTTGTCCCAAGCTTCCAGGCTGCGCGAAGGAAGTTCTTCAGCGTCTTCATACGTTGTTCCGATGGATAGCCCTCGAGTCCTAAGCGGGCGCAGCGTTACGCCACGCAGGGACAAAGGAAAGCCTCCAAGCACATAGTTAGGGAGGGAGAGGGGAAGCGTTTGTCCGCGGGACGAATAGCCAAGCCCCGCTACAACAAACGCCGCTTCGTTAACTATCGCCACCTCGCCGTCTACAACAACCGCTTCCTGCGTAGCATCCCCGTCATTCAGCACGCTAACCGTTTCTCCTTCTAGCCACCAGAGACCGGAAAGAGAGGAGACAACCGTATTATAACCCCAAGACCCCTCCTCGCTATACGCCACTCTTTTTTGATAGAAGCTGTTAACGACCGGTGCTTGCATAAGGGCGAGGTCGAGATACCCCACATTAACTTGCGTCACCCTAAACATTCCGCAGAATATGTAAATGATTTGTTCCTCAGCGGCCCAGCTTAAATCCGAAGAAGTAAGTGTCCAAACGGTATCATCGGAGAAGGTGTCAGTATCCCAATGAAGTGCTACCGCAAGTGCCGGACGAATTAACGGACGGCTCAGCCCAGCATCGACATACCACATTTTAGAGAAGCAAGTGTCGCCCCGCGGCATCTCCCGCTCAAGAAACATAACGTCGTGGCCTTGGATCGTCCTCCGCACAGTTTGGTAAGCGAGGTTATAATCGTCCTCTTTAATAACTTGGAGACGGAGGTATTCACCCTTAGTGCGGGAGCGGGTCCAACCATATACCTCGAAGTTCTTCTCGTAGGTTAGGGAGATGCGTTGCCCATCTTCCCGAATGAAGTAAAGTATTTTGTGCGGTTCAGGCGCCCAAGAAACATCGACGGCTTTATTACTCGGCCCGAACAAATGGCTGGAGAGAACTAGTATGTCCTGCATTTTAAAACTGTTAGTGTATTCTGTATACACCATCTGGTTCAACTCGCTGAAAAGCGAGGTCATAAAAAGCACGTCCATGTTGAGCGCGACGGGCTCAAGATCGCTCACGCTAACGTAGCCCTGCACTTCGGCTAAGGCGGATGTGGCAGTAAGAGCGGTGCTTTCTCCACCACGAAGTTGCGTTATCAAGTCGTCTGTGAAAAGCATCAAGCCATAACGAAGCGACAGCATATGTTTTATTGGATGCTCACTCTCGGAGTCGAGAGTGTAGCTGTAGCTGTCCGTAGCTACCGGAGGAAAGGCGATGGAAAAAAGGTTTTTGTTTTGGGAAACAGAGCCAACTACAGTAAGAGGTTCGTTGGCAAGTCCCGCGTAAACGCCACGCTGTTGAAAGCGTGTATAGACTGCGGGCCAGTTACTTCCGGCGAAAAAATCCACCGGGTTCGGAATAGTTTTAGTTCCGTCTGCTGTAACGTTTCTATCGACGAAGGTTGTGCCAGTGGTAAAGCCGACGTAGCTTAGTTGGACGCCGGCTGGATACGCCGCCGGATAGACGAGAGACCGATAGACGTTGTAGCGAGACGCTCCTGGAACCGCCGTCCAGGTCAGCGTGAAATAACCAGTTGTAGTTGTGTAGTCGATTATGGAAGTGGTTACGAGTTCGACGGACGACGCCGACTCCACACCATCGACAATCGCGGTAACGGCGAAACCAACAGAGGCAGCACCGGAGGCAGAGGCCGTTCCGGAGAGGCCTGTTGGCGCGGTTGGGAGGACGTTAGTGTAAGTCGTGAGGGACCAGTTATTATCCGCTATTCGAGTTATGAAAGTAGGACTTCTCGTATCTCTCGTGCAAACAACCCGACCGAGGTCTTGGGTTATTTTAAGATTGTCCAAGTCCGCGGCACTGAAGGTAGTAGCGAGTTCGTATACCGGCGCCCAAGTCACAGCACCATCCGGAACAACCTGCCCTATAGGGGAGGTTATAGTGAACGTGCCGCTCGTGCGGGAAACTACCTCGAAGTAGCCTTTAATGTCTCCAGCATCAACGTAAACAAGTTGACCGACGGCAAGGGTGTTGGTAGCAGTAACAACCCCTGCTGACATGGCTCCAGCAACCGGCGCCGTTGTTAGGACGAACTCCTCCTGACGAAGCACCCGCATTTTATTCACTGTGAAGAATAGAATAAGATCGGAGGTTTTCGCCCGGAAACTTTTTAGCTTATGCGTCTGCAAAGGGAGCATAGCAATGAAGGAAGACCCGCTTCTGTTCAGCAGTCCCCCGTGATAATCGACAAAAAAGTTTTCAGCCTCGGCCAGACCGAAGGGGTATTTTTGCAAGTCGAGCCGGCCGTAAAACGCTGGGGATACTTCTCCGACAACAAAGGCGAAGGTTTGATTTTTCTGCGCCATGTCACAGACGCCCTACGCTGAAAGTGGAGGTAGGGTAGTAGTAACGGGCGCTTAGGTTGGGGTAGTTAAAGCCGGTTCCTGCGTAGAATGAGGGCGGGGAGTCAGTGTAAGTGTCCTGCCCGTTAGCAACATTGATCGCCGCTTGCGAAATTATTTCCAGCGTCTGCTGTTCCAGTTTCTGCGTAACCGCCATCTTTCCGTTTTTCTCCATATTGATGCTGGCGGCGAGCGCCCAGATCACACATCTATACAGGTCCGGTTCCCAATTAGCTGGAACTGGATCGTCTGCAGTGTAGTGGAGAATAGCGTTTGCGGTGTTTGAAGAAAGGGCTCGCACGGAGCCTAGTCTACTAATTTCAAACCGAGAATAATCTGCGAGAAACTGCGGCTGGAGTAGGTCGGAAGGAAGTTGGTAGGCGAATTTATTCCCAGGAAGGGGATTGTCGTTTATCCAATCTACATCTATGTCACGAGTTTGGAGAAGGGGAAGCCGCTTGGTTACGCGAAGGCTGCTCCAATGAACCGCCGTCATTACCGCGTGTCGTGCGACAGGATACCAAAGTTGAAGAAGCGCAGTCGCTTTTCCTGGACCCTCCGGGTCGGTTACAGTAGGGGCACTTCCTACGGCGGTGAGGGCTTGATTGAATAAGTTACCTAGAGTTTGCATCGCCCGGACACCTTTCGAGGAGGGTATAGATTAGGGGGCCGAAGCCCCCCAACCTGATTTTTATTCGTCCGCTTCCGCTGTCTTAGCATCCGCTCTAGAAAGAACCTTTGCGGAGGATGGAATAGCGTCGCTGTCGAGCAGCGCGGGGCCTACCTCGTGGTAAGTGCCTTCGGCGTCGTAGTGCGGTCGGATGAGTCGCACCCACGTTTTTCCGGCAGGGGCCGCTCGAGTAGCGATTTGCTCGTCTTCCTTCTCGTCCTTTTTCCTGGCAGCGGCTTCTTGCCGAGCCACCGTCGAGGCAAGAGAGGTTTGTTTGCCGCTCATTACCTATTCCCCTGTGCTGGATACGCACGCCAGTTACGAGCGTCCGCCGTATACTCGATCGAGATGGTGCCTCCAGTGTAGACGGCAACTCCGACCACCGCGCGAAACGCTACATACCGCTCCCACAAATCAGTCGACGGGATCGGCAGGAACAGATCGAACTTGGTCAGGCTGGCCAGCGAGATGCCAGTCTGCGTCCAGATAACCGTCGGCGTGGGCAACGCTTCGTCGTCGTCTGTGACAAGTTGGAGGGCCAGCGTCGGGGCACCGTCCGAGGTAGCACCTCGAACGTTAATGTCCCAGCCCGAACTATAGGGCGTAGACAGCAACCCCAGGTTTCGCTTCGGCCCGAAATCCATCACCTCTCCGATCACTTGCGTGGTGACGGTAAGAGTAGACAGATTTTTCCGAATAGCCGGCGAGAGAAGTTTGTCGATAATCATGGCATACCTCCTTATACAACCTTGGCTTCGTCAACACGCATCTGGTCCATGCGACGAATAGGAATTTCTTGGAAGGAGTCGACTCGCTTGCCACCAACTTCCATAACCTGCAGCGTCGAGTTCTTCACGACGTTGGGAAGTTGCTGCCGAAGTTTCGTCTTGATCGAACGGTCCATGTAGAAAACCGGACGACAGTTTTCCAGCGAAGGCAGATACTCCAGCGCCTCGAACATGAGGTCGGCGAGGTTAGCGCCAGTGTATCCGGTTACGGTGGGATCGGCGCCGAGAAGGCTGCGGTCGATGTTGGCGATACGAACGACGTAGCGATAGTCTTGAACCACAAGGCCCAAGTCCCAACGGTAGTGGGTGGAGTAGGCTTGGTAATAGCCATCCGCCGTCCCGTCTGCCGTCTTAGCAACAGAGCGCACTTCACCTTGGTCCTCCACAATCAGGCCCGCTTTGGAACCTTTGGGGAAGATGCCGTAGACAGTGTTAGGCGCCCAGCCTACCAGCAGGATCGAAGCATTGTCTGTGCTTGTCCCACCTGCGTTGATGATTTGCGAGCCGACGCCCGACGAGCCGGGTGTAGCGTTGAAGTGCGGCATGATGCCGGTAATCGCTTCAGGCGAGTTATCCTCGCTTTCGTAGAGAAGCGCCTGGGCAACTTTTTGATTGAAGCCCTCAACGTGCGCGGCGTCTTCTTGCAGCCGGAACCGCACGGTGTTGCCGTTGAGGTCGGCCAGAGCCTTGTCAACTTCCGAGTAGTCCTCAAGCATCCCGGTGCTCGCGGTAACTTGCGCGCGGGAACTCTTGGTCGGCTGGACGCCTTGATACAGACGACGCCAGGTCGGCGTAGGCAGTCCGGTGCGGATGCTGAAGCGGTGACCAGTGAGAAGGTTGCCCTCAACCCAAGTCATATCTTCGTAGAGTTGGTTAGTCTGTCGCAGCAGCTCCCCGAGATCCGTCACGGCATCATCAGGACCGAGAGCCTGAAGAAAGTCGTGGAGGGTCGGGTTATATGGAATATCAGGATAAACCGACATTCTTCACTCCTTGGTTTCTGGTTGATAGTGCCGTGCTAGCGAGTTCATTTAGTCCCCTTTGTTTGCGGAGGTGTAAATGTTCGCGCCGAGTTGTCGAGAGGGTTTAGCGCCCCCTTGACCTTGAACCACCCCGCCCTCCATATAGGGTTTGGCGAGACGGTGCAATACTTGAAGGATAGATGGATGGTTACCCGCGCCGGTAAGATCAAGGGCTTTGAAAAAGTCTTCGCCTGCTCCGATGGAAGTAAGGGCTTGAAGAACCTTGCCCGCCTCAGCGTCCGGGTTAGCCTTGAACTCGGGAAGTTCCTTAATCTGCTCGCGCCAGCCGTCGTTTGTTTTCGTCCACAGGTCCATGTTCGCCTGGGTCATTTGTTCGGAGACAGTTTTCAGGTTCTCCGAATACATGTCGATGAGTTTTTGACCACGTTCTTGCGAGGACAAATTTCTGTCGTCGAGAACTTCGGCAAAAGTTTTCCCGAGTTCCTCAGGAAGTTCCAACCCCTCGGGGAGGGTAAGAGCGGCGAGGTCGAAGGGAGCCGGGGGCTCGGCGGCCTCCGTTTTTTCGGCGTCCTCCGCTGGAACCTCCTCGGCCTTACCGGCCTCCGTTAGAAAAGTGGTAGCGGGGGGAGAGGGATCGGCAGCAGCGGCTTCTCCCTCTCCCTTATCTTCACCAGCAGCGACCCCCGAATTATCGCCGCCGGCTCCACTACCTTCTCCCTCCGCTTCGCGGAAGAAAGAAGCCCAAAAATTTTCAACAGGGTTAAACTTATTCATCGGAGGTAAGTTCCTCTAGCATGAGAGTGGGAACCATTCGGGGCTCCACTGAGGTTAAGATTTCCGCGAAGAAAAGACCCGCGGCCTGTAGTCCTTGGTTGTATGCGTTCTGGACGGGATTAACGTCGAACACAGAGGAAGGTGGAGTAACGTGGCAGATAGAGAGAAAGTGCCGGATCAACACACGAAGGTTGTCGCTAGCTTCAATCTCTCGAACCGCGAAGTGAAGCTGGGCTTTGAGAGCCGTGTCCCCTTCTTCGGGTTTTGAGTTGTCAGCCATACGTTATCCACCTCTCTTTTGAGCTTACCACGTTCGCCCGCCTATCGTCAACCCAAAAGAGATTGAACCGCATTAAGCCCTCCCCCAACATCAACGCTGCCCAGACTGGCCCCGGCGCTACCGAAGTTTTTAGCTACCTCGGAGGTTTGTTGCAGCTGGCTCATTTGGTTAGCGGCGTCAGTAGCTTCTTGCGCCGGTTCGTCCTCGTTAAGCACGCTCGGTCGGACGCCCAGCCCCTCGGCGTATTGTTTTACCACATCGAAGATATTGACCTTGGGTTGTGCCTCGGGCCAAGCGGGAATTATCTGCCCGACAAAGGCAGTAAAGCGTTCAAGGGTTGCAACGTCGCTAGCTTTCTGCACATCGGAGAGGATGTTGGAAAATTCGATCTCTGCCCCCTCGCCCTCAGGTAGATCAGGAACCAGCTTCTTACGCTGAAGTATCCCATACACCCGCTTTACGACTACGCCTATATCATCGAGATAGCTACGGTGAAGAACCGGACCGAGCACTACCATCTTTTCTTCACGCCTTGCGTCGATCTCAGTCGCGCTTCGCACAGTTTCAAGACTTGAAATCATGTCGAAGAGGTAGTTGAATAGTCCGTCCTTGATAGCTTGGACGATGCGTCCTCGCTTGATTTCAAGTTCTTGGAAGGGCATCTGGACGTTTAGCAAGGGGCGTGCCCCGCTATCCTGGCCGAGGTTGTTCGTGTAGGTTACTCCGTTAGCGCCGAAAGCTTTCGGGCGGTGCTGGAGGCTGGTGTGTGCGAGTATCGGCGGAGAGATCATCTTGTCCAAACCCTGGTCGGACTTGTATTCAAGGTTTTGGAGTTGAACGGCTTTACCGATTACGGAGAGAGTAGGCGGGACTCCGTAGGTGGAGTTATCCGGGCAAGACCAACGAAGAATGGCGACTGGCCATTCGTAAAGCGGTCGAGTAGCTAGGTAAGCAGGACGACCGGCTTGCGGGGCGGTGAACCAATATAACTCTCGGAAGGGGTGGTTAGTTTTAAGAACTCCGTCCTTCTCGTTTTTCTCGATTAGGTGAGAGACAACGTATGGGGTTCGAGCGGCGGCTCCCCCTTTCTGCGCCCTCTCCAGCATGTCAGGCGTAAGAGCGTCCTTGCCAAATTCGTCTAGAATGTCTCGAATAGACATGCGAAATTCTCTCGAGAATTTTATAACATTGTTCGCTGCGTCAGTGGTTATATGGTAAGAACCAGGCGGGCATACGGTGAATTTGCAAATGAAGTCTCGGTCCTCGTAGCACAAGAGGGCGCCGGTTCCAATGCCGCAACCATCGTAGACTTGCTCCGCGCGGCTGTCGTAGTAGTTAGTGCCCGCAAGGGTTTCGAGCAACTTGGTTCGGATAGCTGAATGGACGAGGCTTACTCCAGCGTCCGCTTCCTCATACGGCTTAGTGCCGGGCCGTTTTATGTTGAGCCATTTTCGCGCGGGGGAAGTAACTCCGTTCATAAAACCCGCAGCGAGGACCAGCAAGGCGAGCGCCGGTTCCCCGTCCAGCATCTTTGGATTTACAATTTTGTCCGGCTCATTCGTGTAGACGGGAGTTGTCCCCTGCAGATGGGTGTAGAGGAAGGGGTAGAACCCCTCGTTAAGTTTCCGCCAAACGGGAAGCCACCGCTGCTGCTCGTTCTTAGCAGCTTGTAGAGTATCCCGGCTAACTTTAAGCTGCTCGCTGATCATTGGTTACCTCCCAGAAAAAGGATTAGTTTGGGGTTTTC